AACGTCGTCCAATCCCACAACAACGCCATCCAACTCTTGACAGTCGTCGCAACAACCGTCGCCAGTAATCCATTTTTTGCCGACCACCTGACCGCTTTCGCGGTAGGCAGTCATGTTGCCGTTCACGTCTGCAAACGCCGTTTCGGTGCGGGCAATCATCTCGGCGCGGCTATCGCTAAATGCCGCGTTGGTCTGGATCGCATCGGCCAGTTCGTCGTTGCTCCACCCCTCGTCGAGCGCCTGCGTGACGGTTGAGCGCAGCATTTCGCGGGTAGCGCTATCGATGCGCCAGTCCGCATTCGGGTTCTCGACTAGGTCACCGGCGGCGTTGACGGTCTTGCCGACCCACTCCGCAGCGCGGCTGTTTGCCCACTCAATCGCTTTCTGGTTGGCCAGCTTGACCATTGCCTCGTCGTTGGCCATGCCGATCTGTTCCAGGGCGATATAAACCCCGTCCTTGGCGATCGCTTCCAGAATCGGCTTGATCTTGCTCTCGTCGCCAGCCAGTTCTACCCAGTCAGAGAAGTCCAGCATCGCCAGGATGCGCTTTACCGTCTCGGTGTCGTCTTTCAGTCGCTCGTCGTAGAGCTTGACTACCTGCTCGGACACATCCTTGACCTTCGAGCGCAGGAATTTGCGGACAGCCAGTTGTAGGCGCTGTTGCCAACGGCCTATTGACCGGCGGTTCCGATCAATAGACCCAAGGGCTTTTTTTGCCTTAGCGACGGCCTCCGAGCCCGTCGCTTTATTGCTCTTGGTCGGGTCAGTCGGTTCGCCGCCCATGCCAAACGGATCAAACACCGGGGTTGGCCATGCAGCCTCACGCTCTTCCGGAGTCATCGGCTCACGGCCAAGTTCCTGACGCACCTCGTCCGGCGTCAGCACCTTGTTGGTCAGGTAAACGCTGTGGACGTCTGCCTTCTCCTTGGCGGTTGCTGTCTCCTCTTCTTGCCACGAGAACGCCAGGTCGGCATAGCCGAACTTCTGGGTAATCACGAAGTTGATCGTGTTCGCCACCCAGTTCATCAGCGGATTCAAGCCTTCTTCCAGCGACTGCTGACGTGACGTCTCAGCCACCGAGCGGTTGACCTGTTTGATAAACGGGGTCGGCTCAATGCTGAAGCAGAAGCACACGACACGAGCCAGCCACTCGTCGAACTCGTCCTTGAGCGGCGGCTGGCGCGTCTCTTGGTAGTTCATCTCACCCGGCACAAACTTCAGGTGGCGGCGGGCGGCGGTATCGCCCTCGATCAGGCTGTCCCAGTAGTTCTGGTAAGCCTTGATCTGGTCTGGGTTCCACTCTTTCGGCACCGAGATCAGCGCTTCCGGAATGTTGCCTTCCGTGAAGTACTGCAGCTGGCTTACCTGACGACGCAGGGCAATGTTGACTGTCATCACGATCTGTTCGACCGGCGAAAATCCATACACCTTGTGGGTGCGGATGTTGCGCGGACGATAGATCAGTTCGTCGCGGGTGTAGTTGACCGCCGGAACGCCCTTGAGGATCTGCTGGTAAGCAGGGAGCGGTGCGATCGGGGTACGGCCATGCTCGTCGAGGACGCGCTTGATCGTTGCGCCGTCAATCGGCTCCAAGCTGTAGATGCCGTTGCCAAGCGTCGGGCGAACGTATAGCGTTGGGGCGTCCAGCACCAGCAAGTCTTCCAGCAACAGACGCAGCCAGTCGTCCCATGAATGTTCTTTGTCGGGCGAACGGAAAAACGCGGTTAGTTCGTCGCAGCGGGCATCGCTGGTCACCTTTGGGTCAACAGGACCGATGCGCCACTTCAACTTGGCCATCTGATCCTTGCGGGTTTCAATGACCAAACGCAGGATGTCGTAGGCATCGGCCAGCGCCCGCATTTGTGGGAAAGTGATTGACTCGCCACTGCGTGGCTGTGTCCGCTGGTTGTAACCAACGGCAAAGTCCATCTGGCGACCAACGACGCTCTCGCGCTGGTTTTCGTCGACCAACGGGCGCAACGGCTCCATTGGGCCGAACCAAACCGGCGTTTGCCCCGTGAACATATAACGGAGAGAGCCGGCCACACGCTCAATCATCCCTGGTTCGATGGGCGTTCCTTGGGGTTTGGCCATAATTCCTCTTTCGTTCAGTTATCCGTCTTGCCGGATTCCTTGGTGCGGTCAGCGTCTTCTTTCTCGCGGCGCAGGAAGTCGAGCATCCCGTAAGCGTTGTCCACGAACATTCCGAATGCGCCACTGCAGGCGTCAACGTCATCGTCGTGAGCAGCCTCTGGGAAGGCTTCAAGGCAAGACATCACATCGTCGTTCCACGCGCCGCGCAGGAACTTCACGTTGCCCGCTTCTGCCTGGGCAGAGAACGGGCCGAAGCGCACGATCTTGTCGCCTCGCTCAGGTCGCGTTGTCGCGTTGAACCCTGCCAGTTGGCCAACAAGGTATTGCGCCTGCGACTTCCCGGCTTGACCTGGGTCTTGCGGCAAACCGATCCGAACCGCTGCCGTATCTGAAACGGCGCTGTTCTTGATGGCCTGCTCGACTTTCAGCGGGCTTTCTCGTAACCGGACAGCGTCCAGCACGTACCACGTTGCTCTTGCCCGGTCGTAGCCCAGCTTTAAGCCCACCGTCCAGTCCGGATCGTTCATGTCCGTCTTTTCGGTTGCGGCCAAATCCCAATACCGGACGATTTCCAGCCCTGCCGGTACCGCATCCACAATCTCGCACCAGTGGCGCTTGAAGTAGAGGCCGGAGGCTGGCCGGATCTTCCAGTTGCCGTCGGCAAGACGGGCGCGTTCAACAGCGCCCAGCGCTTTCAGGTTGGCCTCGTAATCGGGGTCAGCCTTCATCAGCGCCTGGTTGTCGGACAGCTTGGCTGAGATGAACGTCACCGACTTCGGGCTTTGCCCTTTGCCGTGTTTGTCGATCAACTCCTTGCGGCTGTCGCCCCAGACAATCGAATCGTTGATCCGGATAAACCAGCGCACCACGCCGGAGCGCTCAGGCACAGGCAGTCCCGTTTCCTGATCGATCCACCACGCAATGAAGTCTGCTACCCACGAATCGGCGTCCGGGTTACAGCTTGCCCGAACGTAGGGCTTCACGCCGCACATCGAGCGGTTCCGCGACAGCATGTAAAAGAACTGCGTCTTGGTGAAGTGCGTCAGTTCGTCAAAGCAAATCAGCGGGATCTGTGCGCCTTGCCAATCGTAGATCGTCGACTCGTGTTCCAGGTGGGCAAACTTGACCTTGCCGCCGTATGGCCAGCGCCATTCCAGCGTGTGCTGCACCGGCTGGCCGTAAGCCATCGGGTAAATCTTGGCGCTCTCGTCCCACAAGCCGCCGGGGTTTCTCACCTGGGTCGTGTTGCGGCGAAAGAACACCGCCGAGAATTCCTTGTTCTTCGTTACGTGGCGCAATGGCTCCAAAAGCAACGCCCAGGACTTGCCGCCCCCGGCCGCGCCGCCATAGATCGCAATGTCAGCGCTCGTCGACAGGAACTTCTCCTGCGGGCCTTTCTGCGGTGCGATGCGCCGTACATTAACGACCATTGTCCGGTAGGAAGAACTGAACGGCCTCGGTTTGCACCGGACCGCCGTCCTTGCCAGTCAATTCGACAGACTGCTGCTCTTTCCAGCGGGCGCGGGTCTTGAGCCAGAAAATCTGAGCCGTCACGTTGCCATCGGTGGCCTGCTTGTACAGGCACTGAGCGACCTTGGTGTTCGCCTTCAGTTCCCCGGTTTCCAGTTCCATAGCAAAGTGCTTGCGCAGGGTCTTCAGGGCAATGGGCTTGTGGTCTTTGTCCACAATCATCTGCACCATTTTTTCCTGCGGGATGCCGACTGCGGCCAACTGCTCCACCAGCTTGCGCTGTTCGTCAGTCGGTTGAAATGCGGGTCGAGCCATCATCAAACTCCTTTCGGCTCACGGCGACGTCAGCAAATGCCTGTCCGGTGCTTTCAAGCGTGGCCTGATTGCCGGTGAATTCCTGCCAGCGGCGCACAATCACGTCGCAATACTTCGGGTCAAGTTCCATCAGGCGCGCCTGTCGGCCGGTCTTCTCACAGGCAATCAGAGTTGATCCGCTGCCTCCGAATGGCTCAAAAACGATCCCTGTCTTTTTTCTGACGATGCTTATGCCCTTTTCAGGAAGCTCTACAGGAAAACATGCTTTGTGGTTATCTGCCTGCGAATTGGTGTTGCTGATCGGCCAGAAGTTGCTCACAACCTCGTCCAAGCCAAGCATTTCGCCGGTCGTCGAGAATAAATAGATCGGCTCCCAATCACGCATCAGCGAACCC